CCAGTAGCCCTTCTTCTCTTCCTTGCTGATAGTCTTGTCTAGGTGCAACTGCTTGTTGGCCTCTATGGACATGATGCCTAACGCCGTCTTAGGTATGTCCTCCTCTAATGCTAGAACGCCAATGTTGTCGTCCGTAGCACCCAAAAGATAATGCTCAAGTTCTCTGACAATCTGAGACTTACCCATGCCTGAGCCTGACGTAATAGTGACTAGTTCCTTCCTGCGGAAACCGTAGGTCATCTCATTGAGACAATTCCAAGGATACAGGATAGACTTAACATCGGCCTGTTCCATGATCATGTCCCAAGTGTCACTGCCTGACACAATACCGTCGGGTTGATATGTCTTAGCGTTCCACCACTCCTTAACAAAACCAGTGACCTTGTTAGCCTTGAGCATATCCCCTGCATCCTTCATAGGCAAGGTGACATTCTTGGCCTTGTTGGGGGTGAATAAATCAAGTACAGCTTTGGATGCCTCCTGTCCTGCCTTGTCATTGTCAAAACAAATGACTACGTTCTCAAAGGATTCTAACCACTCAAGGTTTTCTTTAATGTCCTTTGATGCTCCGCTTGCGCCACTTCTAATGGAGACAACGGGCCATTTCCCGTCGAACATTTCGTGAACGGCAAGTGCGTCTGCCTCGCCCTCTGTGATCGTAATGTACTTACCGCCACCCTTGAAAGCTTGTTGACCGAACAACCCAACATTGCCGAACTCCCCTGTTGCATAAAAACTCTTGTTGTCCACAATGCGAACCTTAGTGCCCGTAGGTGTACCTGAGTCCTTATCGTGGTATGGATAATGATGCTTGACAATTTGCCCCTGAGCATTGTACTCAACCGTTACGCCATACTTTTGTGCTATGGCTTGGCTGATACGCCTGTCAGGGATTGCCGCTACTACTCCTGTCATCTCTAATCGCCTCGTTATACTTGGTGTTACGTTTACAACCTGACCCGTACCTCTCTCGTAGTGGTCACAACCGCCTGTAAAACAAACGGCGTGACCATCGGAGTACCTTGCTAGGTTGTTCTTAGAGCCACACGAAGGGCATGGCTCATGTTTAACAAAGGTAGACGACACTACTAAAACTCCCCTCCACTAGTATCTTCCGCTACCTCTAAGACCTTGATCTTATTAAGGTAGGTTGAGACACCATGTACAGGATGTTCCTGACCCTCAGCATACAACACTCGCACCTTAGACCCTCGACCTATGCGACCTTTAAAGGGTGAACCCTCAGCGTCCAAGACAGGCACATCGTACTTAGTGCTGAACTTGCGCTGTTTGACACCTTCATACTCTCGCATCTTAACACCCTTAGCTGACAGGTCTCCTGCTGTCTCATCATCTAGTGACAACACAACAGAGAATTTACCTGTTGATTGACCTTGATACATTTCATGCTCATCAAGATTTTCAAACGCTAACAAACCTTCTAATACTGCCATAGTTACTTCCTCTTTTTTCTAGCTTAGTGAATGACCCTTATGTATAACTTAAGGATCGTTTGGTTAATACTATAATTATATATTAAATATTTTCCTTTAATACATAAGTATAGTATACCATGAATTAGGGCATAACCTCAATCATTCAAAGTTATACCCATTATTCATTAAATAAATACTACTCTCCTGTTATGTAAAAACTAAAATCACAATCTTCACCAAAGGAAATATACTTTTGTTCAGTCTTCACAACTTCACTAAGCACATATCCGTAGTCTGGATGCTTCATTACCTTACCATTTTTGTGCTTCTTTGGGGCATAAATACGCTTAAGATGTGATATTGTTGGATACTCTTCTAGCTGATTATAACAATCTAGATCAAAACCATATTTCTTTTTGACGTATTCCTCTATCGCCTCTAATACTTCATATTGACATAATTTAATTTCCATTACTGCTCCTCCATGTCCGCTAGGAATTCAAAGGGATTAACAAGGTCATCAAGAATCGTATGCATAGGGCTATCTGTCATCGTTGCCTCATTGGATGCTGACAGGCAGTTACTGCACAACTCTGAGTAATCCCCTGTCGCTCTATCAATCCTTCTCATCTCGAAATCATTCATTATAACGTCACACGCTTTGCATCTACTCATGGCTAAAAGCCCTCTTGTGTTGGTCTAAAAACTCTTTAGCTGTCAGGGTGTTATAGTAAGCCCTAACGCTATCCTCTGCGCGTTGGTGCGCCTCCTGTAATGTCATGGCTAACATCTCATACTCAACCATCTCATCAATCAATCGGGTAATAGGTCTGATGTCGTTATCGTCGCCTCCCTCGTACCCTATCAAGCGTTCCTTGATTCTACTCATTGTCAAGTTCCTCCGTCTTATAGACATAACCAAAGGATATTACCAGTAGCGGTAACAGTATTATTGTACCACTAAAGGGCATAGCCTGTAAACTGAAAGGATCATTTTCGTTTACCGTCCATACTGCCCTAGAATCCACGAACTCTATATCAATACCAGTACCGTTGCGTGGTTCTATTGACAGCGTATTTTTACCAATTCGCCAGTTCATAACTTCACCTCTGTTAGCGTATATTCTTTACCTTCAATGGTTATAGTCTTAACTTCGCAAGGTCTTTCGCCAATGGTTACTCCATTAATAGAGTCCTCACGATAAACTTCTTTTCCAGTCTGGTCGTACTCGCTTTTAATCCAAGAACCATTAAAGTAACTGCCGCTACTGCTCTTAGAACTCTCAAGGAAAGTTATATTTCCTTTGGAGTCATGCTCCCACCTTAACCAACAACCCTTGGATGCTTCAAAGTAAACTCTGTTACCCTCTTTGTTGTAAAGAACAAAATCGCCTTCAACAACACCAAATCTTTTTTCGTATGCTTTTCTTAATTTTGTTTTATCGGAACCCTTAAACAACGCCTTCATAACTCCTCCTCTTTTCTTTCGTCTTCATATTCTTGAAAAATCACCATCATTTTCTCTAAGTACTTATCGTCAGTCAAAGCCTCTACAATATGTTTAATCCAAGCATCGTGAGTCATAGTGCAATTATCTACATCATAATCAAAGTAAGTCTCAAACATTTCAAACAGTGCTTGCTGTTGTATTGTCATAACACCACCCCATAAACATTAGCCATAAACTCAACTGCTTTATCTCGCATAACCTGCTTTGAATGCTCTGTGAAAGGTCTGCAAGCATAGACACTCTCTAAGCCCTCCATGTGTACATTGGCTAGGTGTTCACGCCTAACCTTATCATATAGCAAGCCTTGAGCATAGGTTCTCTCATCCCCTAAGCGAGCGAGGGCGTCAAACTGTGCCTGCACTATCTCTTTTTGTGTCAATCCTTCAATCTTCATTTTATAGACTCCAATAGTCAGTAGTTCCTAAAATTACATAGCAGATACCTAACCCTGCTACACCTAACCAACATAACAACTCATCATTATCATCATGATTCATCATGAAATTCCTTATTTTTTGTATCTTTCTCAACATCAATAATTAATTCACTGATATATAGAGCATACAGTAGAATTAAACCCAATACAACGCCTATTACATATGCAAACATACCTTAAAACCTCATATAATCCATTCTAAGCCTATTTCATGGGTTAGGCCATGCTACCCTACTAATAAACACTAGAAAGCCTAAGAACGTAAACTATAGGCTTTGTGGTGCTTACTCTATTCGCATCCGTTTGAATTATTCACGGTAAGATACGAACTCATAGTTCCACTTGCCCAAACATCATCAATTGTTGTGATCAGATTATTGGCAACGTAAAATTTTAGTCGCCGATCTACAGGAACATCTAAATCAAGACTTAGTTGTTGTGTAAGCGGAAATTGTAAGCCATGCTCAACCGCTAGGGCAATCATTGCCGCAAATTCTTTTAAACAGTATGTTTTAAATTCCATTGTATTAGCCTCCAATAGCTATTATATCATTGAATTCTAGCACGTTTGCACTAGTCACAAAGAATGAATTAGATTTAAGATTGTCGCTTGCGCGTTCCTTTTTGTTGCTACCTTTACGCGTCAATGTGCCAACTACATTAGAATCTAAATGGCGTAGGTCTGTGGTATCAAAAGACTTTAAACTGTGGTTGATCTGTAAGCCATCATCCGCTAGACCTTTAGTATTGTACGCCATAGCTATTCGGTGGTTTGACGCTACAGCTTTACGTAATGCCGATTTACTCTGTACGCTGTACATACTACCTGAAAATGTCAGATCATAATTAGTCAGTGAATTCTTGCGAACTCTACTCAATATTTTTGTATAATCATAAAACATAGAGTCGGGACGTTGAGCCATGATAGCAGTAAAATCTAGGTCACTAGTACCGTTTAATCTGAATAATGGAGGGATGCCAGTTTTTAATGCTTTGCGTTCCGCTTTATCTATCTCTGACAATAAAGCACTCTCAAATAGTTTGGGACGTAATAACATTAATATGGTGCGTTTAGTTGCCGCATTCTGACCAACACTCATACCCAATTGACCGCTAGATATTAGGCATGGCTCTTTACATCCGGCCAATACAGCAAAGCTACAAAGTGTTTCTGTGGCTACTTTATCAGCCGGTTGAAGATACATTACATAGGTATCGTATTTATCCGCGCCTTTCTCAACCTTTAGACTGCTACCGAAAAACCGCATAGGTTTATTCAAGTAGTCTAGGTTATCAATAGCCCATTGTTTAGCTGTTGAATTGATCAACGTAGTGCTTTCTATCTCTGCTAATGTAATCATATCTATATACCTATTGGTTTAAATTGACTTGCTAATGACTGCCAGTGTATCCGACAGTCATAGGTAAATCAATTATGTAAAGTAGTTATCATTCAATCTCAACATATATGAACCGTTACTATGCTACCTCCCGTGATCTTAAATCAGCAAATTCTAACCATTTTTCATAGGTCTCTTTAGCTTTGGTATGTTCCTCACTCCACAACACCAATGCCAGTTTTACCCGTGGATCAAACAATACAGCGTCGTGCGTACCCTTTCTATTAACGAACTTTTCACCGACTAACTTTCGTGAGAACTCACGGATATCATGACCAATATCTGCATATTTCATGGCATTTTGCCAACAATATTCATCCCTCTCTTGACTGATATCTATATACGCTAAATGTTTCCACGTTTGGCTCTCTGTGGCTTTGCTTAAATCCTCTAAGCGTCCCTGTATTAATATCTCTAACTTGTTCATATCTATCTACCTTTAGTTGATAATGATTCTTATTTGTATTACAAGTGACTATTCCCTTGCTTCTTGCGCCCATTATAGCGAATGATCAGTAGCTTACTAATGATTTAAATGCATGACCTATTAAAACTATATGCATCTAGCGCATGACATCTGGGGCCATGTTCTACCTTTATATATGCGCGTGTACGCGTAGCAATAATCATGCCAACTATTGAAAGATCAACAATAAACTTCTTTTGATACTAGGGCATAGGCTAAGGACAAACACGCTTACAACGTAATAGAGAGCCATCTATAAACATAATATAAACTTATGACTACTTGGCATGGTGTTTGCATATGGCTTCGTAGGTATCCACAAGCATACTCACTCTTCACTTGTCAAACATAAGCTCGACCCAATGGCGGCCCTTGGTCACCCATGCAATACCCGTGCCAACATGGAGCCCTGT